TTCCACACGCAGAGTTGGTAGAGAGAAACAATATGAGTATAAAATAAGGAGTGATATATATGGGAATACCTGTTTTAATTATGGGTGAAAGCGGTAGCGGAAAAAGCGCAAGTATGAGAAATTTTGAAGCAGATGATTTGTTAATATTCAATGTGGCAAGTAAGCCGTTGCCGTTCCGTAAGAAGTTAAATTCAATAAAAAAGGCTACATACAACGTTATTGCCAAAGAATTAAGTAAAAAGCAGTACAAGCGATACGTTATAGACGACAGTCAATATTTGTTGGCGTTCGATTCGTTTAATCGTGCAAAAGAAACAGGCTATGCGAAGTTTACCGATATGGCGGTACGTTTTCAAAAGATGATTACATTTATTATTGAGGGATTGCCTGATGATACAATCGTATATTTTTTGCACCATTGCGAGCAGACCGAAAACGGTAAAATTAAAGCGAAAACAATCGGCAAAATGTTGGACAATCAGTTGACAGTTGAGGGACTGTTTTCAATCGTTTTACTATGTCAAGCTGACGGTCAAAGTCATAGTTTCATAACGCAATCAGACGGACATACAACGTGTAAGTCGCCTATGGATATGTTTGATTTAGAGATTGATAACGATTTGAAAGCAGTTGACGAAAGAATAAGAGAATATTACGGACTGAATGAGGAGGATAAGAATAATGAATAAGATACAAGGATATGACGAGGCGCAAGCATACACAGGTGAGAGCAGAGCATTGCCGGCAGGTAAATATATCTGCGAAATCAAGGGTGCAAAAGAGGTTAAAGCCAAAACCGGTAAGAAACAATTGGTATTGCAACTTGATATTGCAGAGGGTGAATACAAGGATTTTTATAGCGACCAATTTTCAAAAACTATTAAAGAAAAGGGGACGGAGGCAAAGTGGAACAACGGAGGACTTTTCAGACAAGGATACGAGGGTAAACAATTACCGTTTTTCAAAGGTATGATTACTTGTATTGAAGAAAGTAATGAGGGCTATGAATGGAATTGGGACGAAAAAACGCTTAAGGGTAAGAAAATAGGTGTATTGTTTGGACGTGAACAATACCTGATGAACGGTCAAAAAAAATGGGCGACTAAGGCAAGAGCGGTAAGAAGTATCAAAGGATTGGAAATGTCCGAAATTCCACAGGATAAACTACTTGATGGAAGTACATCGGGATTTGATACAAGCGGATTTGATGATGAGGACGTATCGGAAGAAGATTTGCCGTTTTAATATAGGTTAAGGAATGGGTGCTATGGAGAATGAAAACAGAATAACGATACCCGATTTCAGTAAGGACGATTTTTTAATATCATCAAAACCGTTTCAATGGATAATAGACCAAGCTGACGGCAACGAGTTCATCAAAGGTCAGCTTGTGGCACAAATGGCGGAAAAGGCAAAGAAATTAAAAGTATCTAATTTCCGAACACAATTTTCAAACTACGTCAGAGCGCAAAAGGGTCAAAGCATTGTTTACGGCAACGTAATGGAGTTCAGTGGCACTGCAATAATGTGGGACACAGGCGAATGGATAGCAACTGATGACGGAGTGTATAGGTTTAAAGGACAGTTCAGCGAAAAAGTGACGGCGTGTCCACACCCGATATTTATGATAACAAGATATTCAAATGTAGATACTGATGTTGAAAGTGTGCAACTTGTTTACGGTAGACCGGGACGAAATTACAAAACTAAAATCGTCCCACGTTCTGACCTTGCAAGTGCGAATAAAATCGTAAAATTAGCTGAATACGGTGTCGGCGTAACATCAGAAAATGCAAAGGCACTCGTACAGTTTTTAAGCGATTTTGAAAGCATAAATTATGACAAAATAATCGAAAAGAAATCGTGTGACCATATGGGTTGGGTAGGCAGAGGATTTAAAGAATTTGCACCGTATATATCAGATTTGGAGTTTGAGGGACAGGACAGTTTCAGACAGTTATTTAATTCGGTAAGAGAGGTCGGCAGTTATGAAAAATGGCTTAAAACAATCAGAGATTACCGCAAAAACGGTAATATAGTTGTTCGCATGGTAATGGCGGCGAGTTTTGCGAGTGTACTGTTAAAACCGCTCGGAGCGTTGCCGTTCTTCGTTCACCTATGGGGCGATACAGAAACGGGTAAATCGGTTGCGCTACTTGCGGCAGTGTCTGTATGGGCTGAGCCGGTTATTGGTAAATATGCCTATACATTCAATTCTACTGATGTAGGTAATGAATTATATGCGGCGTGTTTAAATTCACTGCCGTTATGTATGGACGAATTGCAGATACTGAATAAACGTTCGGATTTTGATGATATAATATATCGTGCGAGGGTACAGGACGTTTACGCGGTAAAAAAGACGGTGGTATACAAAATATTAAGACGTGGCGAAATTGTATTATAACCACAGGCGAACGCCCGATAACATCAATGTCATCGGGTGGCGGTGCAGTCAACCGTGTTATTGAAATCGAATGTAACGGCGGTAAGTTTTTCAAAAATCCGAGAGAATTTTGCAGAACGATACAAGCGAATTACGGTCATGCCGGTAAAGAATTTATTGATAATTTAACCGGAAATATCGCTGAAGCACGAGCATTGCACGAAAAGTATATTAAACTGTTGGAAGATAATACAGAGGCAACGGACAAACAAATTGCGTCAGCGGCGGCATTATTAACCGCTGACGAACTGTCTGAACGTTGGATATTTAATGACGGTGTACGAATCAGTATAGATGATATTAAACCGTATCTACAAACAAAGGATATGTTGAACGTCAACAGACGTGCGTATGATTACTTGCGAGAAGAAATTATTGCAAATCATAGCAATTTCACATCAAACGGCAATGAGTGTTGGGGGATAGAGCAGGACGGCAATATATACATATTGAAAAATCGGTTTAATTCGATAATTACTGACGGTGGATTTAATCCGCAGTCAACACTTTCATGGATGATTCGTAACCATAAAATTGCACGTCACGAAAACGGCAGACGTGATATATCCAAGCGAATTAATGGCGCAAAAGCACATTGTATCTGTATCTATGTAGATGATATAGACGACTACGAGAACATTGAAAATGATGAAGATTTACCGTTTTAATATAAAAAAGTGTCCCCAAGTCCCCAACGTCCTCAACAAAACTATAATGTATATATAGTAATATTTATTTGATTAATTATTAAAAATCAAAAAAATATTGTCCTATATAGAGTAATAAAAAATGTGTGGACATTGGGGACATATACCGATAAATCGCATAGGTATCGTATTCGGTAGCCCCCAATTTTAAAAATACTGTTTGGGGGCGTGGGGACGCATATATAAGGAGTTAAACAATGAAATTATTTGATTATCAAGAAAAAGCACTTGCATTGACAAGTGATAAAGATAATTCGGCATTTTACTATGATATGGGATTAGGTAAGACGTTTATAGGCAGTGAACGATTACGATTATACGGCGAACGTGTGAATATAATTGTGTGTCAGAAGTCTAAAATCAAAGACTGGTGCGAGCATTTCAAAGAGCATTATACGGATTATGCAGTATTTGATTTGACGAATAAAAAGGATATGCAGGCATTTATGATATATCCGATATACAAATGTATCGGTATTATAAATTATGAGCTTGCATACAGACGTGAAGAATTAAAACGATTAACGAATTTTACGATGATGTTAGATGAAAGTTCAATGATAAAAAATGAAACTGCAAAACGTACGAAATTCATATTATCGTTGAAACCGTCACACACAATATTGTTATCCGGTACACCGACAGACGGCAAGTATGAGTTCCTGTATTCGCAATTACGCTTGTTAGGTTGGAAGATTACCAAAACGGCATATTATAACCGATACATAAAAACGGAATTGCGAAGTTACGGCGGTCCAATGTTCAGAGTAGTTACAGGATACAAGAATGTAAGCGAATTAAAGGCAAAACTAAAGGAATACGGAGCGGTATTCGCTAAGGCGGAAGAAGTTATTAAGTTACCGGAAAAGAAGTTTATCAAGGAATATTCAACCGTTTCATCAGACTACAAAAAGTTTATGAAAGACCGAGTAATTAAGATAGATGATAAGGAATTGACAGGCGACAGTACATTGTCAAAAAGACTGTATGCAAGAATGTTATGCAGTGCATACAGTAAGGACAAAATATCGCGATTAATTGATTTAGTTAATTCTACATCTGACAGGGTTATTATATTCTATAATTTCAATACCGAACTTGAAGCATTTAGAAAAGTGCTGTTTGATAGACCGATAAGCATAGTAAACGGACAAGTTAAGGACCTAAAGGAATACGAAAATAACGATAATTCAGTTACGTTGATACAATATCAAGCCGGAGCTATGGGATTAAATTTGCAAAAGGCGAACAGAATTATATATTTTTCTCTGCCGGAACGTTCGGAACTGTTTGAGCAATCAAAAGCGAGGATATGCCGTATCGGTCAAGAAAAACAATGCTATTATCACATAATGATGTGCCATAAGAGCGTGGAAGAAAAGATATATGAGTGTCTGTTAATGCGAAAAGATTATACAGACGAATTATTCAGAAAGGAATTTGGCTGATGGCAGAGGAAAAGAATTTTGAAAACCGAGTTAAGCAATGGCTTAGAAGTAAAGGCTGTTATGTGGTTAAATATTATGGTTGCGGAGGTACAAGAGCGGGCGTTCCCGATTTGCTTGTATGTGCGAATGGTAGATTTGTCGGTGTTGAAATTAAAGCTGAACACGGTAAGTTGGCACCGTTGCAACGCAGTCATTTAGATAAAATATTAACTTCCGGCGGGGCGGTCACAGTCCTTAGACCGTCTGAATTTGACGGATTTAAAAAGTTCATTGAGGAAGTGCTGAATAATGATTGATAAAGCTACAAGAAATAGGTTGAAAGCTAAAGCAAACGAATTGTCGGATATATGTATTGCAGATGGTAGAAAATTTGCAGAGTGCTACGATGATATGTATAACAGCGGTGAATTTAATTGCGGTGAGTGTTTCATCATAGCACGATTGGCTGATTTGTACACTGCAATAAAACAGGGTATTATTGATAAAAATGACGGTGCTAAACAGCAAAGTGAGATATTTAAGGTGATTGAATTGGAGGAAAACGATGATAATTAAACAAGACAGAGAAAATTTTCATATGTTGAATTTTTTGGACAAGTTTATGATGGGACATAAAGGATACATAGCAGGCGGCTGTTTTAAAAACATTTTCAACGGTGAAAAGATAAAGGACATAGATATATTTTTTGATGACGAGGAAGAATTTTATTGCGCCGTGGAATACTTCGACAGTCAGACAGAAGGATATACAGGCGATAACGCATTGACAGTGCAATATAATTTTTACTACGAAAACGACAATGTCAAGGCATATAAGCATATAGACAGTGGGTTGGTATTGGAGTTATGTCGTAAAAATTTCAATGACGCAAAGTCGATGTTAGAAAATTTTGATTTTACTATATCAAAGTTTGCATATTTCAAAGAAGAAGTAACGGAGGACGACGGAAAACATATTGAATATAAAGTAATGTACGACGATAAGTTTTTTGAACACCTACATACAAAACGATTGGTAGTCGATGACAAAATACTGTTTCCAATGTCAACATTTGAGCGAATGATACGATATATCAAATATGGATATATGCCGTGCAGAGAAACAAAATTGAAGATAGCAACAGCAATACACGAAACAAATATTGAGGATATTTCGGTCAGCAAAAGTTTGTATGAGGGTATGGATTAATTTATTTTTAGGAGGAATAAGACAATGACAGTCGCAGATTTTTATGAAAAGTTCAAAGAATTAATGGAACAAGGATATGGTGAATATACGGTGTCAACTGACGCGGGACTTGCTCCGTTAGTGGCTGAAAAGACAGAGATATGGGAAGATAGCAAAAAAGTGATTTTGTGATAAAGAAAGTGAGGAACAAAAAAATGCAAGTAACGATTAATGCAAATGGTAAAACCGTTCAAGCTGAAATATCGGAAGGACAGCTGAAAGAGTTGGGACTGGTTGAGCAGTTAAAAAAGTTGGGATTGCTTGAGGATAAACCTAGAACTGGGTATGAGGGAAGAGAAGAATGTAACAATAAGAAGCATTATTTTGTCAATACTATAGATTTAGTAATAGAAGATGAGAATACCGTCCTATTTGACCAAAATCGTTATGATGTAGGCAATTATTACAGCGATAAAACCATTGCTGAGAACAATGCAAGAGCAGACAGATTACTCCGTCAACTAAGACAATGGCAGGCACAAAACGACGAGCCTATTTCAGTAGAAGATTGGAACAATGAAAGTAAAAAGAAGTGGTTTATTATATATAGTTCTGAAGAAATGTACGCAGAGTATTATTATATTATGCGATTACCTAATACAATATATTTCACCACCAAAGAAAAAGCCGAAGAAGCTATCGAAGTATTCAAAGATGAACTGATATGGTATTTTACTGAGTATGTTCAGAGATTAGACGAGGTACAAAATGGTTAAAGAACAATTATGTTGGGCGTGTCAGAAAGCTTGCGGCGATTGTTCGTGGAGCAGTTGCTTTCAGCCTGTGGAGGGTTGGACTGCTGAAAAGGTACAACGCAAGACGTATGATTCGTATAGGATTGAAAAGTGTCCGGAGTATGTACCGGACAAGAAAGGTTGAGTAGAGCGTGAAAGATAAAATAGCGAAGAAACGCAAGAAAATGCGGCAGAGATTGAAACAGGTAGAACGATGCAAGGAAGAATCAGCATTGGTTGAAAATTTCAAAAAAGTAGCTGAAAAGCATGGTGTCAAGAAATTTAATACTAAAAAGGCACTGCAAGCCTATAAAGTTGTCGAAGTTGAGGCAACCAAAGAGGCGATTGTTAATTCTGTTGTGTTCGTTGTGTGGTATTTACATACAAAGTACGGTTGGAATCAAAAACGATTGGTGCGGTACATAACATATGCGCATAATTATTTACAACACATCGGCAACGAAACACGAACAGTAATACAACTTACTGATGAAATTAAGTCTGAATGTGATTTTGATTATCAGTCATTAATGGCAGATTTTAAACCGTTGACCTTGAAAACAGATACCGTTGACGAAGATGGTATGAAGATGATTATATACAAAATGCAGACGATACTTCCTGTGGCGCTATATCCGTTATATATGCAATTCGGTTGGCGTAAAAAACGTATGGCGGACATCGGACAAACTGCAAAATTTGTATTAATGGATATGATGAACGGCAGAATAAAAATAATTAAAGATACAATCCGCAATGATTGTAAAATGGTATTTTATTCAAACGGACGTATTGAATATTTAGACAGGGGGAATTAATTTGACAAAGGAAGATCTAAAACAGTATCGCAGTATTGTAGCGGAATTAAACGAGGTAAATGACAGAATAAACAGTAATACAGTACACGGTACTGTCACAGGCTCTGACAGCGAATTTCCGTACGTCAAACACTGTATTTCTGTGTCGGGTGTTGAGCCAACGCATATATCTGATATTGTATTACGTCAACGCTTGGAGCGGCAGAAAAATAAAATTGAATTGTTTGTTGCCGGTATATTGGACAGTGAAACACGCCGCATATTCCGATACAGATACATAGACGGCACTGTAATGCCGACGTGGCAGTGGATTGCATTTAAGATAGGGCATTACGATGAGAGTTATCCACGAAGAAAACATAATAAATTTTTAAAAATGCCGAATTTGCCGAAAAAAGTGTGATACAATTTATAATGCGAAAAGAATGAGCAAACAAAAAATAATGCAAAACATATATACAGTGCAATATTTTGTGTTCTATATCTTACCGCTCGTTATTTTCGTAAAAAGGTAGTGTATCATCGTGAGATGATGGGTGAATATCTCGTGTGATTGGTGGGAGTGGAGATATTAATTTTTTGGAAATTTATTTTTTGTAAAAAAGGAATTTTGTGTGATATTGTCGAATTATATACACAAATACAATTTTACGGAGGATAAAATTATGGGAATATTATTTTGGGATCACGTACGAAAACATAAATCGGACGACAATAAATATCTCGAGTATCGTAAAAACACAAAAATATTTTATACTGATGAATCTTTAGAATATCTAAAAAAGGAAAGATTGCGTATAGAAACAAGATTAGAAGACAGAAAACAAGACAATGCATACAGTGCAATAGCCGCTATTTTGGCATTTATAACATTAGCAGTGACACTTGTATCAATAGTTACCAAAATTTTTTATTTTTTTGTTGCTATAATAGCGATGTTTATATTATTAGCATTCGGAATATATAGAAAAGATGAGTGTACTCAATGCCGAATTGCATTGCAAGTCTTAGATGAACTGATAGCGGAAAAAGAAGAAAGCAACACAGTCAACTGAGCAAAACAATACAATGTCACTATTGTATCAAAATAAAATATAAGGCACTATCGCATAGGTAGTGCTTTTTCTATACCCAAAAACAGGAGGTGAAATTCATGGCAAGACCGAGAAAGATTACGAAAGAGACAGTCCAAAAACTCGAAGAGGGATTTTTAATGGGGTTAAGTGACCGAGAGGCTTGTATTTATGCGGATATAGCGGTAAGCACGTTATACGATTACTGCAAGAAACACAAGGAGTTTTCGGAGCGAAAAGAGCTACTTAAAGACAATATCAAAATGAAGTCGAAATTAAACGTTGCACACGGGATAAAAAAGGGTGATATTAATTTGTCGTTATGGTATCTTGAACGCAAATGCAAAGATGAATTTTCACCGAAACAGGAAATAACGCACAGTGGCACAATGGACATAAACAATCCTATGGCAAATCTTACGATCGATGAATTAAGGAAGTTGATTGGCGATGGATAAAAACTTAATAATGCTTGAGGCGAAGAAAGAACTTGCACGACGTGAGTTCTTTTATTTTTGCCATTTAACCGCACCGTCATTCTACAAGCCGGAGCGAGAATTTCTTGTACGATTATGCAATGAAATGCAATCGTTTTACGAAAGTGACGAAGACGCACTGATTATCAATTTACCGCCGCGTCACGGCAAGAGCCGTACTGCTTCAATGTTTGTTGAGTGGGTGCTCGGCAGAAATCAAAGCGAAAAAATAATGACCGGCTCATACAATGAAACATTATCAACCACTTTTTCAAAAGCGGTGCGTAACGCCATTCAAGAGGAAAAAGCGGATAAGGATAAGATTATTTACAGTGACATATTTCCGAATGTGAAAATAAAGCAAGGCGACGGAGCGATGAACTTATGGAGCCTTGAGGGCGGTTACAACAACTATCTTGCCACATCGCCGTCCGGTACTGCGACAGGTTTCGGAGCGAGTTTACTTATAATCGACGACCTTATCAAAAATGCTGAGGAGGCATACAACGAAACAGTCAAAGAAAAGCATTGGGAATGGTTTACGAACACAATGCTTTCACGACTTGAAGAAAAAGGCAAGATAATCATTATAATGACACGGTGGGCTTCGGGCGACCTTGCGGGACGTGCGATTGAGTATTTCAGCGAGAACAACATATCGCACAGAGTAATCACGATGAAAGCCGTTCGTGATGACGGCAATATGCTTTGTGACGAAATACTTTCACGGAGCAGTTACGACTTAAAGATTAAGGCAATGGGTGCGGATGTAGCAAGTGCGAACTATCAGCAAGAGCCGATTGATTTGCAAGGCAAACTCTACACAACGCTTAAAACATACGACAGTTTACCGCCGATTACGCAAATACAATCATATTGCGATACCGCCGATACAGGTGCGGACTATCTCTGCAACATAATATACGGCATATACGGCAAAGAAGTATACGTCATAGACGTGTATTATACCGACGAGCCTATGGAGATTACAGAGGGTGAAACGGCACGCAGATTATACGAGAACAACGTCAACCTTGCAAAGATTGAAAGCAATAACGGCGGACGTTCGTTCGCAAGACGTGTGCGTGAAATCCTTGCCGAAAAGTACGGCAGTAATTTTACAACGGTGAAATGGTTTCACCAAAGCAATAACAAAGAGGCACGAATATTATCCAACAGCACTTGGGTAATGGAGCATATATATTTTCCTTGCGACTGGCATATACGTTTTCCCGAATACTATAAGGCGATGACAACATATCAGCGTGAGGGCAGGAACAAACACGACGACGCACCCGACGCAACAACGGGTATTGCGGAAATGATGAACAGGAAAAAGGGCGGACTGTCAATTTTAAAGTAGGTGATAAAAATGGATTTGGAAACAGTGAAAAAGCTGATAAAAAAATATATACCCGGACACGAGAATTTTATATCGAGAGTGCAGACGGCGGAAAGGTATTACTTAAACGACAACGATATTTTGCACATAAAGCATAGTGAGGACGAAAAGCCTTTGAGAAATGCCGATAACAGAATACCATCAAATTTTCACGGCTTGCTTGTAGACCAAAAGTCCGCATATATGTTTACGTCACCGCCGTTATTTGATGTCGGGAATAAATCGGCGAATGAGAAAATAAGCGATATACTCGGCAGTCGATACACGAAAATATGTTCAAGACTTGCAATAAATGCGTCAAATGCGGGTGTAGGTTGGATTCACTACTGGGATAATGACGGATTTAAGTATGACGTTATAGACAGTAAACAAGTTATACCGATATGGGGCGATACTTTGGAACACGAATTGACGGCTTGTTTCAGAACGTATCAGGAGCTTGACGATAACGGCGATACATACCACATTTACGAGTATTGGACTGATAAGGAATGCAGTGTATTCCGTAAGAAGATTGGCGACGGTCTTGAACGGCTTGAAATGTATAATATGTTCAACGTGTATGACGTTGAAACAAACGGAACTGTATGTAACGTGTACAGTCATAACTTCGGACGTGTACCGTTTATTCCGTTTTTCAATAACGGCTTTCATCGTGATGACCTTACACCGATAAAAGGACTTATTGATACATATGACAAGACATACAGCGGTTTTATAAACGACCTTGAAGATATACAGGAGATTATATTCGTACTCAGCGGATATGAGGGCGAGAGCCTTTCGGAGTTTTTGACACAGCTCAAGAAGTACAAGACTGTTAAGCTTGATTCGGAGGACGGAGCAAGCGGAGGACTTTCGACTTTGACGATTGATAT